ATACCAATGCGAGAACGAGTGGAGGGGCTTTGTTTGATTTTATCTAAAGTCATTGCCATGCCTTGTTTTGCTCCTCCAGAAATGGAAGCACGACGCGTTTCTGCCATGGCCATTTCTAACTGCTCCCTGCTTACATACTCTACGCCATTGATCTTGGTGGTTTCAAATTTCATATTGAGAGAAGGAGTGGCGGGCATACCAGGAGCATTGCTTCCCATTAAATCGCGAGCAGACTTGCCGCCAAGCTGCACGGGAATGCTTCTGCCATCGGGGAGAGGAACAACAGCCTCGTTGTAACGTCCTTCGCCTACAAGGCCAAGAGTGGGGCCAGAGACAACACCACCGTTGGCAAAAGCACGAAAACCGCCAGGAACAATGCCACCATTCGCGTAACCAGTGGTAACTCCGCCGAATGTACCAGCGCTAGCGCCAAAGAATGCGCCCCCGCCACTAATACTATTACTGAGACCAAGTGCGTCTGTGCTTTGGAAAGCATTTGTTGCAACTTTGCCACTTGCATAGCTAGGAGTGGCACCTCCGCTGCTTCCTCCACTCAATCCAGCAAACATTTTTGCAATGCCAATGGCGATGTAAGTAGCAATCATTTGCGAAGCAGCTTGAGAAAGCGCTTGACCAATGCTTTGCAAGAAGCTGGCAAACACTTCTTTAGCGGTGGCGGTGCCAGCGATCATGTTGGTCACGCCTTCAGTGAGAACATTTGCAAAAGCAGAACTTACGCCTTGAATGGCACCTTGTAGCCCTTCAAAAACGCTACGAAGCTGCATTGCTGCTGTCTCAATATTGGCAAGTTGAGTGGCGTAATCAACATTACCTTTTGTATCAATCATTGCCTGCTCAAAAACAGAAGCAGCTTCTCCAATGAAGCCTGCACGCAGACCACCACCGATCATGCCAGTCTCTGTCCGCTTAGCCTCCAATGCCTGATTTAATTCTTTTTCTCGTGTGATTTCTTTCTCTATTCCCAGCAAACGGTCAAGTTCCGCTGCTAGCTCCATGATCTTCTTCCGTCGTGCCTCCGTGAGCGGAATATCTTTTTCCTTAACGCCTTTCAATTGTTCAAACAGCATCAATTCTGCCTTTTGAACGTTTGTCGCCTCTCCTTCAGATACATTTAATGCATTGATTGATAGCGTAAGTTCGGCAATCTTTTTCTCGTAGTCTTCCGCGATATTAGAAAGGTCTCCTAAAACAGCCTTGTTGTATTCATATTTCAAACTACTTCTCTCACTCGCTGCAGTTTGATTAGCTTCGGCCATTGCCAACTTGGCATCTGCTGCGGACATTTTGCCCTTTTCTTTGCTAACTTCTTTAAGCTGTTCTTCAATAATTTTCAAGCCATATTCATATTCCAAAGAAGCAATATTTAATTCTTTTTGCCTAGCATTCAATTGATCGCTGGTTTGAATGGCAAGCGTCTCCTCCTTTAATCGAGCCCTCAGTACTTCTATCATTTTGCTGCTATAAGCCTGCAGCCTTGTTTTCTTTTCTTTTGGTGCTTTTCCACCAGTAGTATCCAAACTCATTCCAGCGCCTGGTCCGCCAAATTCAATTCCTTTAGGTAATGTCGCGGATGTCATAGCCGCGCTTCCACCGGCGGCTTTAAATTGCTTTTGAGCGTCTTCATATCGCTTAGCGGCTTTATCGTATTCAATTTTGTCACTCATATATCCAATGCCACCTTGTTGATATCTTGTTCTCCCTGGACCATATTTTTTCATTGCAGCAAACGCGGCGTCCATTTCAGCACGAGCAGAGGCGGCAGTGGCCGTGCCTGTCATAACCCGAAGTCGATTAATTACTTCTTCGATATACCTTAATACAGGCCCCATGACTTTCATAATCAGATTGCCTGCCTGCGAGGCAAACGAAGCAATGCCAGAGAAAAGAATGGAAAAGTCTTTGCCCACCTGCAAGAGCAAATCTTTATTCTGGGTAACAAAACCAGTGATAGATTCAATGGCCCTAGTCGCAAAATCCTGGAATTGTGCCCCTGCGGGAGCAAGCACAGATCCAATGGCAATCTGCATATCATTCATCGCCTTAGCGAGACGACGCCCCGCAAACTCGGGAGCAGTTGCTAATTGCTCCGAAAATTTTGCATAGTCTTCGTAGTTCTTTTTGGCGAAATCAACAAAGTCGCCAACTGTCACTTGACCTTGCTCTAGAGCTTTTTGTAGCTCATCAAAGCTCATCTTATTTGCTTGTGCAAACTTGACAACTGCACCAGGGAATCGCTCACCCAATTGCCCGCGAAGTTCTTCCGCTTGTACACTTCCCTTGCTAAAAATTTGCACCACTGCACGCATGGCGCCATCTACGTCCTCCATGGAGCCGCCAACGGAAGATACGGCCAATACAACGCCTTCTAAAATTTGCTGCGTTTCTTCAACGCTCATATTGTACTGTTTTGTATTCACTCTCAATTGAGTGAACTGGCGATACACTTGTTCAATTGGAACAACAAGTGTATTGCTGCTTTCTGCAATTGCTTTTTGCGCTTCAGAAAAATCATTCGCATCAATGGAAGCAAGAGCGAGACCACGTTGCAACTGCTGAATGGTTGCAGCCGTTTGCGTAGCTCCCGCTGCCATCGCACTAAAATTATCCACTGCTTGACCAACAGCAGCGCCTGTAAAGGCACCAGGAACACCTCCCATTAAGCCGCCGGCAATGCCGCCAACAGCGCTGCCAACCCCTCCTCCTAATCCTCCTCCATAGAGAAAAGCACCACCAGCAGCGCCTAAGCGCTGCCCTCCGGTTAACGGTCGACGAGTTTGTTTTTCAATACCCCTTTCTACGTCAAGAATTTCTTTGTTTAATTGTTTCCACTCAGTAGTATCAGGAGCTATTTCTCTCGCTCTATTTCTTAGTACAGTTAGCTTGGCTTCAAGAGCATTTAAGCTTCCAGGTGAAAATGCACCTAGATTTTCTTGCATTTGAATGCTTTCAGCGAGCCTTTCTGTCGCCTTGAGTTGAGCATTAATTTGTCCAATTTGCTTTTGCAAATCAATCCAAGGGCCGGTATTTGGCGCCAATTGCGAAGCTTCAATTCGAGCTGCCTGAAGTTCTTTGTTTAGTCGAACAGCACTAGCTTCGTCAAAAGACTGTGCCTGCCCGCGAAGGCGTAAAGGCTCTGTAATAAGTTGACCGCGCTCTCGCTGTCCTTCTCTGAAGCCTAAGCTGGCAGCGCCAGACCGAAATGCTCCAGAACCAATTTGCAATTTAGAAAGCTTGCGCTGCATGCTTTCTATTTGCTTATCTAGTTGTCTAAATGTTGCATTAAGGCCCGTTTGCAACGGGGCGGTATCAAGCGTAATCCTTACGCTTTTACCAGTACGAGCCACTTGAGCAACTTTCCTATTAACTTCTTCAATTTCACGAATAATCCTGTTTGCATTGGTCGTGAAATCAATCGTATAACGTGCCATTAGCGGCGTCCTCCTTGGCGAAGCATGTTTTCAATGATGCCTTCAATTTCATCTAAAGTGGGTTCGGTCCAAGGCCGGGCTGGAAGTCTCTTGTTGGATTTGCTAACCATGCCATCATGGACGCCTTCAGCTACGTCATCATCCCAGATGAAGTCAACAACTGAATTGCTAATTTGCTCCCTTCGTTTACTTTGTAACAATGCACCCGTGTCCACAATATCCCTAGGGCTGTTGACAACTTCTCCGTTTTTTCTTCGCGTAGTATTAGGCCAGTCCCATTTTTCGCTTGCCATTTGCTGATCAAAATCAGCATCAGCCCAATCCATCGCCCTCTCAAAAGTCCGAACATTAATTCCCCTTAACTGACGAAGCTCATTTCCTCCATATTCAGCTATTTGTGCTCCAGTAAATCGCCTTACGTTTCTTGACAGAGCGGATAGTCCATCAAGAAGCCTGCCAATTGCGCTATCAGCTCGAAATGCATTACTTTCAAAGCGAAGCTGATAGGCCATTATTAATTAAGCCATAATAGCTCCAATCTAACATTTTCAACTAAGTTCAGCGCCAATCATGCCTACAATCGCTGCTGGTAACTTCTCGTTCTTCAGCGCCCATTCAAGCGCTTCTTTTGTTGATGGTTTCAATGAGGACGTGCCATCATCTAATTCATACGGAAGGAACTGATCAAGCTTAATTTTTGCCCCCTTTGCCCCCAGCGCCCCCATGACTACCATGGCAAGCTTAGCAGTGCTAATACTTGCCGCGTTCGTCCTGGCATGCAAAGTTCTATAACTTTTTTCAAGCACATCAGCAATTAACTTTACGGGAAGGCGCGCAAAATTATTTGCTTGGAACAATGGATCAGACAATTGCAGGGAAGCTAATTGGCAATATATCTCTGTCCAATCAGTGGCATTGTTAATAACGTAATCGGCTTGCCTAGCAAGCCGCTCTATTAGTTTTTTCCCTCTTCCTCCTCTTTGCCTTCGTCTTGTTCTTTGTTATTACCCTGCCCTTTATCTTCGAGCGCCATGAATGCTTCAACTTGCTCAAGCCACGCTTGAGGCAGTTTCTGTGTATCCTCCATCGTCCAATCATCAGTGGTTGACCATTTTTTCCCGCTCAAAATCTCCCCACGATTACGGAAGAAGATTGTAATTAGTTCACCAAACTGCTCCCTAGCTGAGGGCATGCTACTCATTAGTGCAACTGCCTCCTCAGAGTATTCAGACAAAACACTCTCCCCCTCGTGATCTCCTTGAAGCATTGCAAACGCTTCATCTTGATCCACTTCCTTTTCAATTGCAATCTTCTTTGCTAAAGCGATGGCTCTCAATGTAAATTGAGCACGTTTTTGCCCCTGCTCTTCACGTTTCCATGCTTCTTCAGCGAGCCAACTGCCAAATTTGCGAAGCCTAAGACACTCGCCAATATTTTCATATTCTGCATCGCTAAGCAGAAAGATGTTGGAATACTTACTCATAATCTTCTCTATTGCAGGAAGAGTCTAGCATTGGCAATTCGCAATGGCACTCCACTGTTAATTGCCCGCAATGGAAGACAGGCTTCGATTTTGTTGTCCTTATAAGCAAAAGACACAAACGCAGGGCATTGAGAAAGAAAGCAAGCTAAGCCAGCTTTTATTGAAATATCATCGACTTCCACATCAAACAGCCAAACTTTTTCGCAATGGCTTTTTAAAATCTTCACGATGCAGGATAGACATTCAATAATTCTGTGTCTGGAATTCTAATGCGATATTGTCCGTACACCACGTCCGATTCTGGGCGGAAAGAGAATTGCGCATCAGGAAAGCGTCTTGCCATACGCTCCGCTGCTTTTTGCAAGGCATCAGAATTTGGCGTGTAATCAACAAGCATCACTGTCCATTGTTTATTGTTTTGCACTTTTCCCACCATCGCCCTAGGGCTCACAGAGGCAAATTCCTCCATCGTCACTTCCAAGCCCTTCACTTTCCATGCATTGGGAACACTCTGCCTTCCCACTACATATACAGCAGGAACAGTGGAATTATTTGGCAGCGTATAAGTGCCAATCAAATTAGGCGATGCAGAAAGTAGTTCAGTGACAACTTCCCGAAGCTGTGCAATGTTCACAATAAAAAGCCTCTCCGTAAGGAGAGGCTAGCAAAGAACAATGGAAAGATGAATCAGCTATTAGGAGCTGAAGGGATGAGCGAGCCAGTGTTCTCAGCATTCTGGTGAATGCCAATGCGACCACGACTAATCAGATCAAAGGTGCATTCCACGAGGTTATCGGCAGGATAGCTCTCGTTATAGTTCATCACG